CCATCAGCTTTGGTTGGATCAATTGGAGTTGTAACAACAATTCCAGTTCAAGAGCAACCTGACATGGATGGCTATAAAAATATCGAGATTGTTTCAAGTAATGCAGGTCATAAACGACCTGATCCTAAAACTAAGGAAGGATTGGCAGAGATCAGGCGAGAGTTAGATGATCTTGAATCCACATTCATTGAATCAATTGCCAAATATCGATCTATTACGCCAGAAATTATCAAAGCAGATTTTGGGGGTGGTGGCGTAGTGATTGGCAAAGAAGCAGTTAAACGAAATATGGCTGACGCACTTGGAACTTACGAGGAAGTTTTAGGTCTACTAAATCAACAAAATCAATCAATAACAATAAATAATCAGATTATGTCTAAAGAACAAAATAAAGAAATTAATGCAGGTATTTCCAAAAAGGAAATAACTGCCGATTACATCAAAAAAGAATTTCCTGATGTTACCAAAGCTATTATACAGGAAGTATCAGAAGATATTAAAAAATCAGCTTTCAATGAGGGTGTCCTCGCTGGTGCAAAACAAGAGCGAGATAGAATTCTAGCAATTGAATCTGCTGCTCTTCCAGGTCATGAAGATTTAATTGAGGAAGCTAAAAAAGACGGATCAATTACTGCTGAAAAATTAGCTCTAAAACTCATCGCAGCAGAAAAAAATAAAGCTTCAGATTACTTAGCCAATACAAAAAAGGCGGAAGAAGACATTCCTAAAATTGGGCCAAATATCGATAAATCTGACACAGGAGAAAAGCAAATTCCAAAAGATGCACCTCTTGAAACCAGAGCCAAATCAATATGGGAATCTAATGCTAAAATTCGAGCTGAATTTGGTGAGGATTTTGACGCTTATTTTGCCTTTGCTAAAGCAAATGAAAGCGGTCAGGTAAGAATTTTATCAAACAATAAATAAGGAAAATCATGACAAAATTAACAACAGATACAAATAGAGTTTACGAATTAGGAGATATCAATGAATTTCCTGTTCTTGGTGGTGAATTAATTTATCAAGGTGCAGCTGTCGGTTTAGAAGTTGCTTCTGGTTATGTCAGGGATTTGCAAGTTGGTGATAAATTCTTGGGATTTGCCGAAGATAATATCGATGCAACCAATTCTTCCGATGGAGAAAAAAATATTAGAGTTAAAAGAAGAGGAAATGTCACTTTAGAATTAAGTGGTGCTGCTTTAACTGATGTTGGTAAAAGCATTTATGCCACTGATGATAATACATTTACCCTTTCCAATACTTCATCAGTTTATATCGGTCAAATTATCAGGCATCAATTAGGCGATGAAATAATCGTTGATTTTGACGCAGCAAGAGTGACCCCAGCTTAAATCTAATAACAATCAATTTAAAGAAAATATCATGAGTTTAGCAGAATTATCATCAAGGGCTATTATTGGCCGTTATTACAAGAGACTAAATCAAAAATCAGGCATGGCTTGGGTTGAAGCAGTTTCAAATTATTTTACCTCAGATCAAGAATCAGAAACTTATAAATGGCTAGGTCAAGTTCCTGTCATGAGAAACTGGGTTGGTGGCAGACAAGCAAAAGGCTTTACCACTAATGGATTAACCATTGAGAATAAGCACTTTGAAGCAACTTTAGAAATTCCTCTAGTTGATTTAAGGCGTGATAAAACTGGTCAAATTGAGGTTAGAATTAATGAATTGGCCGACAGAACAAATTCACATTGGGCTCAGCTTTTATCAAAATTGATTATCAATGGTGAAAGTACAGTTTGCTATGATGGACAATATTACTTTGATACTGACCATAAGGATGGAAATAGCCCTGTTCAAAGCAATAAAATCCAAGTCGATTTAACTGCCTTTGCGGGTCAAATTGATGGTGGCGCAGTTGGTGATATTGCAAATCCTAGTGAAGCTGCACTTCGCTTAGCAATTCTAAAAACCATTCAGCAAATCCTTTCATTTAAAGATGATCATGGTGAACCAATGAATGAAAATGCCTCTAAATTCTTAGTGGTAGTTCCAACCTCTTTATGGTATTTGGCAAAATCAGCTATTGCAGTTCCACTTACTGTGGGTGGATCAACAAATATGGTTAAAGTTTTGGATGAGGTGGATATCTCCATAGCGCAAAATCCAAGACTTGGCTGGTCTGATAAATTTGCTATCTTTAGAACTGATAGCTCGGTTAAACCATTCATTCGCCAAGAAGAAAAGAATGTACAACTAAAGGCCATTGCTGAAGGTTCTGAATTAGAATTTAAGCATGATAAACATTGGTATGGTGTCGATACTTGGAGAAATGTTGGTTATGGCTTCTGGCAACATGCATGCCTTACTCAAATGATTAAATCTTAATAGTAAGAAATTATGAGCAAAAATTATAAAGTAACAGGTCATATTGCAATTTTGGGAGTTGGAATAGTTTTAAAACTTTCCAATTCTCAAGCTAGCATTAGGCAATCTTCATTAAAGCAAAAATCAAAGGATACTTATACAGTTCTTGAGCCAGTGCAATTTAAGCAAGGTGAAGAGATCGTTATTGTATCTGGCAATGTTTCAAAATCTTTACTAAGTAATCTAACTGATTTATCAGAAGATAAGAAAAGTAAGGATGATGGTAAAGATCAAAAACCTGCTAACAATAAAAAATCATCTTCTAAAAATCAGAGTAAAAATGATGCTAAAAAAGATGCTAAAAAAGATGATAAAAAGGCAGATGAGACTTCTAATGAAATAATTGATTTACCTGAAAATTCTGACGAAGCGATTATCAATAATAATGACATAAACAATCTCCCAAATGTTTGATTTTGATGGCTTTATAAATAAGCCATCAATTCAGATTTTTGGAAGATCTGCAACGATTACTCCTGCTAACAATCAATTTGCGCCTTTTGAAATTAATGGTGATTTCCATGAGAATTATCAGGAGGTAAGCAATAAAGCAACTGAGGCTGATATTAGTTCAAATGAAATTGTAATCTTTGTCAGAAATGCTGATCTGCCTGATTATTATCCAAAAATTAATCAAGGAGATAAAATTGAAATTGATGGCAAAGATTATCAGATAATTGATGTTCAAACTCATATTCCAGGAAGTAAAAAACTAGTTTTGCATGAGTCACAAGAGGCAAATAATTAGAGATGCTATAATTAATCAGCTAAAGGATAAAACTGATGCTGGAAGCAATGTTTATGGTAATAGAGCAAAACCTCTTTTTGATCAATCAATACCTGCAATATTAGTTTATTCAAAACAGGAAAATATTCTTGAAGATCAATATAATATTGATGGCTATGCACCGCTCAAAAGAGATTTAGAAATTGCCATTGAAGCTGTGATTTTAGGTGGTGATGATTTTGATCAAAAATTAGATGATATTGCCAAGCAAATTGAATCTGCCTTGGATGGATTTGAAATCGAAACCAGAAAAGCCGATTTAATAAAGCTAAAATCAACTGAAATCGATTATTCTATTGAAGGCAGTAAAATTTATGGAGCGGTCAGATTAACTTACTCAGTGATTTATCGAACTGAGGTAAAACAACCTGATAATAGCGGAACTGCAATAACAGAAATTGAAAGCAACCTATGAGCAATAAAATTAAAATACAGATTATTTCAAATCACACAAAATATAAAAAAGATCAGATTATTGAGGTTGAAGAAAAGGAAGCGATTCCTCTTTTAACAACAGGAAAAGCAATTAGAGCTCGTAAAATTCCCGAAGCTCCAAAAGAAAACAAATCTGATAAGAAACTTAAGAAAAATGATATTTGATGAGCAAGATGGTTATGCTTTATCTGACCTTGCTAAAAGGCTCTCAAATATTATTAGAATTGGCACTATTTTTGAGATTAATGTTCAGATAGCTAAAGCCAGAGTAAAAATTGGTGAATTAGAAACTGATTTTTTGCCTTGGGCAAATGCTAATAGCGGAAGCAATAATAGTTGGAATCCACCAGAAATTGATGAGCAAGTTATAGTCCTTTCTCCTTCTGGAGATCTAAGTCAGGCGGTAATTTTGCCATCAATTTATAAAAACAATGCCAGCAATTCTGACCAAAATATAAAATCAATCACCTATCAAGATGGTTCAAAAATAAGCTTTAATGTGTCATCTGGAACTTTGGATTTAGATCTAAAAGGAGATGTCACAATTAAGGTTGTAGGCAATGCTAATATTGAAGCATCTAGCTCAACAATAAAAGTGACTGGTGATACAGAAATTCAGGCAGCAAAAGTAACTCTAAAAGGTGATGTTGATTTGGGAGGATCAGGAGGACAGCCAGTTGCTA